AGATGGTGCTTATTGAAACAAGTCATGATTTAGACATTGGGTTTGCAACAGCGGAGGCTGACGTTACTGATAATGACATTATGCTTCCTGCTGGTGTACATACTCTTGTAGTTCCTAAAGCTATAGGCAATGCTACTATTCTAAACTATAGACGTGGTAGTGGTTCAAGTACATTAGTACGTGTAATACTTTCATAAACAAAAAAGGAATACTAAAATGGCTAAGATGCCTATGACTATGAAGAACGGCAAAAAGGTTCCTACCTATGCTGCTGACGGTGTTGGCAAAATGAATATGGGTGGTATGGCTAAGAAGAAACCAGCAGCCAAGATGATGGCTGGTGGTATGGCTAAGAAGAAACCAGCTGCTAAAATGATGGCAGGTGGCATGGCTAAGAAGAAACCAGCCGCTAAGATGATGGCTGGTGGTATGTCTAAGAGTGGCTATATGTATGGCGGTACGGTCAAGAAGAAGAAGTAACTGCATAACGGGGTTGCAATCTTGTACGTAGTCTGATAACATAAAACATGGTATAACTGTCCTTGGTAATAAAGGAGTTATACCATGTTTAAAAAACTTTACAAAGCAATGCAACGTAGTCAAATGCGTAGAGTAGAGTACTGGCAACTAAATAATATGTCAGATCAAATGCTCAAAGATATAGGAATTACACGTGGCGAAATCAGGGATAAGTTCTACAACAAAGAAAAAGTCTGGCGTTAATGCGGCTGGTAACTATACTAAGCCTACTATGCGTAAGTCTCTTGTGGCCTCCGTTAAGGCTGGCAGCAAAGGTGGAGGCTCTGGACAGTGGAGTGCAAGGAAAGCCCAGATGGTTGCTAAGCAGTATAAAGCTAAAGGTGGAGGATACACATCGTGAAGGGCGTAAAGCATTATAAGAAGGATGGTACTGAGCACAAGGGCGCTACTCACAAGATGCCTGACGGTTCCTTGCACACTGGTAAGGGCCACGGCAAAACAAGCGTAAAGTTATCTCACTATAAAGATTTAAGTAAAACAGCAAAGGCTAAAGCTGATGGCACTAAAAAAGTCTCAAAAAAGTCTTAAGTCTTGGACGAAGCAAGATTGGACTACTAAGAGTGGTAAGCCTTCCACACAAGGTCCAAAAGCTACTGGTGAAAGATACCTCCCTAAGAAAGCTATAAAGTCTCTTAGCTCTGCTGAGTATGCTTCTACAACTAAGGCAAAACGTAAAGGCACTGCTGCTGGTAAACAGAACGTAGCTCAGCCTAAGAAAATTGCAACTAAAGTAAAACCGTATAGGAAAAAAACATGAGACAATATCTTAAGCGTCTTTTATGTGCAGTACTTAATAGGGCTTGTCCCTGCAACAAATGTGAATGTTCTTAAGGAGTAGTTATGAAGTCTGGGTATATGAATGGTGGTATGGCTCCACAAGCCAAACCAAAGATGAACAATATGAGTATGCCTCAACAGGCTAGTCCTAATATGAATACTATGGGTATGGCTCCTCAACCTATGACACCTAAACCCAAGTCTACTCCAATGGGCTATCGAAAAGGTGGTTATGTTAATTGTGGTGCTTCTGTGCCAGCAACTCAAGGAAAAGGTAAATAAGTTATGGCTAAAGAAACATTACAAAAGTATTTAAATAGAATGTTAAAGAGTAAGGGTGTATCTCTTACAGATGAAAAGAAAAAAGCTAAGAAGTATTCATCTATTTCTGCTGCTAAGAAAGCTGGTTCCCTCTACTACACAAATAAAGATGGTAAGGTTATGGCTGCAGTGTTTGCAGAAGACTTAAAAGAAAGAGCTGCACCGAAGCCTACACCTAAACCAAAGCCTACACCAAGTACTGGTAGTGGTCGTGGTTCTGGTTCATCTGAAGTACAAAAGCGTAGGACTGACATAGAGTCACCAACCAGTGGGGCAAGACGCCTTGCACAGTCTAAGGCAGGTTCTAAAACTCTAGCCGATATGAGGGCTGCTGGTCTTAAAGCACCCAAGTTATCACCAAAGGGTGCGGCGGCCCAAGAACAAATTGATTCTGCAAAAGCTGGTGACAAAGCAGCTGAGCGTTCCCGTGCTAAACGGTTTACAAAAGCTCAATGGAAAGCTATGGCTCCCGCAAGGCGTAATGAACTAGGATTACCTAGAAGCTCATCAGGTGTTGCATTCAAAACAGTACCTGTAAAAAGACGCAGAGATATAAATAATTAAGGACTACTTACAATGGTACGTCAGCTAACAGATAAGCAACAAAAGTTCTTAGACGTTCTTTTTGACGGAGCACAAGGCGATCCAATTAAAGCAGTTAAGCTTTCTGGGTACGCTGAGGGCACGTCTGCCTCTTCCGTAACAGGCTCCTTAATAGATGAGATTGCAGAACTAACTAAGAAGTTCATTGCTCAGTCATCAACTAAGGCTGCTTATACTATGTTTAGTGTAATGGCAGACCCTACAGACCTAGGCGTTAAAGAAAAGATGCTTGCAGCTAAAGATATACTAGATCGTGCAGGTTTTACTAAGACAGATAAAGTAGAAGTGAAGACCTCAGAACCTCTCTTCATCCTGCCTTCTAAGGAGTCTGATGAGTAAAAGAGCAAGTAAAGCAGAATATCCAGATAAGGTAGAGTGGAGGATACCTTTGAGAGGAGAGATGGGTGAATGGTATCCCATCATACGAATAGGACGACACATACCCTTTGGATATAAACAAGACGAGGATGATCCAGATCTTCTTATTCCAATTCCAGAAGAACTAGAACTTCTAGAAAAAGCAAAACTCTTTCTCAATGAGTACAGTGTAAGGCAAGTAGCCCTTTGGCTATCCAAGCAGTCTGGTAGAAAGATCTCACATGTAGGGTTATATAAACGTGTCCGAATCGAAGAAAAAAGGCGTAGGTCGTCCAACAACTCTAGGCAGTATGCCAGGCGGTACAAAGAGGCGGCAGCCAAAGCGGAGAAAATCGAAAAGCAACGTATCGGAGGTAGAGCCACAAGAACTATTAAAGGACGACAAAACTGGGAAGACGTTAACCCTTGGGTCGAAGAAGACACCAGCGACAGTTAAACCAGCGCCTTTCGATGTTGAAGTTGCACAAGAAATTATCTTTCAACCTAACGCAGGACCACAGACTAAATTTCTAAGTGCGACTGAACAAGAGGTTCTATATGGTGGGGCAGCTGGGGGTGGAAAGAGTTATAGCTTAGTTGCTGACCCTGTACGCTATCTAAATAACCCTAATGCTAGTATGCTTTTAGTTCGTCGTAGTACTGAAGAACTAAGAGAACTTATCTCAGTCTCTAAACAACTCTACCCCAGAGCAATACCTGGTATTAAGTTTATGGAGAGGGACAAGACATGGATAGCACCAAGTGGAGCTACACTATGGATGTCCTACCTAGACCGTGACGATGACGTTATGAGATACCAAGGTCAGGCTTTTAATTGGATTGGCTTCGATGAGTTGACGCAATGGGACTCAAGCTATGCGTGGACATATATGCGCTCAAGATTACGTACTACTAAAGCATCAGGGTTACCTCTCTACATGAGGGCAACAAGTAACCCAGGTGGACCAGGACACCAGTGGGTAAAACGAACCTTTATTGATCCCTCTGAACCAGGAAAGCCTTACTGGGCTACAGATGCAGAAGGTGAAACAATCTGCTGGCCTAAGGGACACACTAGAGCAGGAGAACCACTGTTTAAAAGAAAGTTTATTCCTGCTACTCTGTTTGATAATCCATACCTTTCAGACGATGGTATGTACGAAGCTAACCTACTCTCTCTACCTGAACACCAAAGACGACAACTACTAGAGGGTGACTGGGATATTAATGAAGGGGCAGCCTTTCCTGAGTTTAACAGACGGATACACGTAGTAGATCCTTATGATATACCTCATAATTGGCCTAGGTTTAGGGCTTGTGACTACGGTTATGGATCTTATACTGGGGTTGTTTGGATTGCAATAGCACCAGACGAACAGTTGATTGTGTACAGGGAACTGTACGTATCTAAAGTTTTAGCTACAGACTTAGCTGAAATCATTTTAGACCTTGAATCAGGAGACAAAATAAAGTATGGTGTTCTTGACAGTTCTTTGTGGCACAAACGTGGAGACACAGGACCAAGCCTAGCAGAGTCTATGATTATAAAAGGATGCCACTGGCGTCCATCAGATAGATCAAAAGGTTCACGTGTTGCAGGTAAGAATGAGATACACAGACGACTGCAGGTTGATGACTTTACAGAAAGCCCAAGGATTGTTTTCTTTAGTAACTGCACTAACACAATAGCCCAGCTACCAGCCATTCCTCTTGATAAGAATAACCCAGAAGATGTAGACACTAAAGCAGAAGACCACCTATACGATGCTTTACGTTACGGAGTTATGACAAGACCAAGAAGCAACCTGTTTGATTTTGATTCAGCTGATCAAAGGACAGGCTTTCAGGCAGCTGACCCTCAATTTGGATACTAGACTAAGGATCTACTATGGAAGAAGATGACATCTTGAACGAAGAAGTAAGCATGGATGACTCAGAAGTGTCCTTCATTGAAGACTCTGAAGAAGGTTCTGGAAGTGATGAGCCTGTAGGTTCTATTGTTTCATACGTTCAAGAACGTTTCTACAAAGCTGAGACTGCAAGGTATACTGAAGAGCAGCGTTGGATTAAAGCCTATCGTAACTATAGGGGTCTGTACGGACCAGACGTTAGCTTTACTTCAACTGAGAAGTCTAAGGTATTTGTTAAAGTAACTAAGACTAAAGTACTTGCAGCTTACGGACAGATTGTAGAAGTACTCTTTGGAGCTAACAAGTTTCCAATTAGTATCAACCCTACTGTGCTGCCAGACGGTGTGCTAGAGGCTGTACACATTGAGTCAGACGATAACATTAAGAAGATGGAGTCGAGTGGTCCTGTTGCTGTACCAACGTTAGAGCCAGGTGAAACCTTTCCTGCCTTCCAAGAACGTTTGGCTGGACTTAGAGGTAAGCTTGAGCCTTTAGGTGACAAGCTAAAAGAAGGTGAAGGTAAGTCTCCTACTCAGATTAACTTCCACCCTTCTATGGTTGCAGCTAAGAAAATGGAAAAGAAAATCCATGACCAACTAGAAGAATCAAACGCACGTAAAGAACTACGCACGACAGCCTTTGAATGTGCACTGTTTGGAACAGGCATTATGAAAGGCCCCTTTGCAGTAGACAAAGAGTATCCTAACTGGTCTGACGAAGGCGAGTATGAACCTACAATAAAGACTGTACCTAAGTGTTCTTCTGTTTCTACATGGAACTTCTACCCAGACCCAGATGCCATCAACATGGATGACGCTGAGTATGTTGTAGAACGTCACAAGATGTCTCGCACACAGATCCGTGCACTTAAACGCCGTCCATTCTTTCGTGAGAATGCTATTGATACAGCTGTGTCTATGGGTGAGTCCTACACTAAAGAGTGGTGGGAACAAATCATGGAGGATGAGTCCAACGATTCTAAAGCTGAACGCTATCAAGTTCTTGAGTTCTGGGGGAACTTAGATATATCTTTACTCCAAGATCAGAATGTAGACATACCACCATCACTAGAAAACTATGATCAAGTTTCTGTAAATATATGGGTCTGTAACAATCAAGTTCTTCGTCTTGTACTAAATCCATTTACTCCTTCTTACATACCCTACTACGCTGTGCCTTACGAGGTAAATCCATACAGCTTATTTGGTGTAGGTATTGCTGAGAACATGGATGACACACAGACCCTTATGAACGGCTTCATGCGTATGGCTGTAGATAATGCTGCACTGTCTGGTAACCTTATAATCGAGGTGGACGAAACTAACCTAGTGCCAGGCCAAGACCTAAGTGTGTACCCAGGAAAAGTCTTTAGGAGACAGGGGGGTGCACCAGGACAAGCCATTTACGGCACGAAGTTTCCCAACGTATCAAATGAGAACCTACAACTCTTCGACAAGGCTAGAGTACTAGCTGATGAGAGTACAGGCTTTCCTTCCTTCGCTCACGGTCAGACAGGTGTGTCAGGTGTAGGACGTACAGCTTCTGGTATCTCAATGCTTATGTCTGCTGCCAACGGTAGTATTCGTAACGTGGTTAAGAACGTAGACGACTATCTCCTTGGCCCACTTGGTAAAGCCTTCTTTAACTTTAACATGCAATTCGACTTTGACCAAGACATCAAAGGTGACTTAGAAGTTAAAGCACAAGGCACTGAGTCCTTGATGGCTAATGAAGTACGTAGTCAACGTTTGATGCAGTTCCTGCAGGTCGCACAGAACCCAGCCTTGGCACCGTTCGCTAAGATGGACTACATCATACGTGAGATTGCTAAGTCTATGGACCTAGACCCAGACAAGGTAGTCAACTCAATGTCTGACGCTAAACTTCAGGCAGAGTTATTTAAAGAGTTTAGGGCGCAAAACCCAGAACCTGAGGCTCCACAGGGTGGCGTTCCACCACAGGCAGGCCCTCAGGGAGCACCAGCAGGCGCAGGAGTACAGGATACATCTGGCGCAGGGGGTGGCACAATAGGTACTGGTACAGCCCCTCAGCCAGGAGAACAGGGCTTCTCAGGCAATACAGGTGAAGGTGCCGCATGATTAATCTAAAACCCCTAGTAAATGATAAGACTCTATGGGAAGCTTTTCAACAAGAACTGGATAAGAGGCTTAACGAGACACATAGGTCTATGGAACAGACAGACAGTGCTAACTCTCTGTACCGTCTACAAGGTCAAGCTACTGCCCTACGTAAACTAAAGCAACTCAGGGAGTATGTTAATGCCTGAGTTAGAACCTTTTGATCCTAAAAAGCATGAGCCTATTGATACAGTAGGTGGTATGAAATCTACAGAGTACTTAGCCTCTGAAGAGTCTCCTGAAGGTACGGCATGGAACATACCTACTATATGGTTTGATAAGAAAACAAAAGAGCCTGTACTTAGAACAGGTGACGATGCGTGGAATGCTGCTTTTGATTACGAAAAAGAAACAGGAAAGAAGTTTCCAAGGTATAAAAATATAAGAGAAGCTGTAGATGCTGCAGAAAAACGTAGTAGTAAAGGTGGAGCTACTAAAGAAAAACTAGATATGGCTGAAGGTGGATCAGTAGAAGAACAAACAGAAGAAGCTTTAGGTTATGCAGCCGAAGGTAAAAAGTTTGCTGATGACTTTGGTGAAGTAAGTAATGTATCTTTTAAAGATGCAGCTACCTTTGTTGCTGAGATGACACCTATTGTTGGTGACGCTATGGCAGCTAAAGAAGTTTATGACGAATTACAAAAAGATGAACCTAACTATTACTTAGCAGGTGCGCTTGGTGGTGCAGCTTTAATAGGATTATTTCCAGGTGTAGGTGACGTAGCGGCAAAGGCAATACGCAAAGGTGCTAGAGAAGTCTTTGATACAGCTAAGCGTGTAGATGTTGACACTAGCTCAATGGGTTCTGGTCTAGGTAATGTTAGGTTAAAGCCTAAGGAAATAGATGAAACTCTAAATACTTCTTTTAGTAATCCTTTAGAGATAGGTGTAAGCCAAGCCTCAGAAAATGGAGCTTTACTAAAATCCTACACAATTGATGATGTAAAGTCTTTGGATGAGCTTTCTTTAAGTGCTAATGCAGGAACCAAAAAGGCTAACTCTCTCCTTAATGCACCAGTTGAAGATGGAACAAAAGTAGGTATTAGATTAAACTTAAACTCCAACATACCTAATGCACCTGCAGGTAGGAATAAACTTCAAACGTTACACAAGAAAAACTTTAATGGCTCTCCTCTTTCTTACCGTTCCCACGCTACAGTAGAAAATGTTACATTCAACGTAAGCCAAAAGGGACGTACAGGTATAGCCGCTAGGATTAATAAACTAGACGTACCAGAGGCTCAAAACAAATTCCCAGCAATGTCTGTTGATGGAAACTTAACAAACTCCCGTAACGTACTAGAAGAAATGGGAGATGATGTAGTAGAAATAGGATTTAACCCTAGGAACCTACACCTCTTTGTTGATATGAATACAGGACAAGCAGTAAAAGGCGCAGAAGTTGCTACGGTAGTCGGTGACAGAGTTTACGCTAAGGGTGTAACTTATATGAAAAAGACAGACGCACCCAAGCCCTTACCTGCTTCTGATGGTACTGAGTTACCAAGTGAAGTAAGATACAAATTTAGAGAAGGTGGAGCAGTACCCATGAATAACCAGATGAGGCAGTTTGCAATAGGTGGTCTAAGCGATGACGGTATGGATCGTGACCCAGTATCAGGTAACGAAATACCACCAGGTTCTTTAGCTGAAGAAGTTCGTGACGATGTTCCAGCACAGTTATCTGAAGGTGAGTACGTAGTACCTGCTGACGTTGTACGTTTCTTTGGGGTTCGTGTCTTTGAAGAAATGCGTATGGAAGCAAAAATGGGCTTGCAACAAATGGAACAAAATGGTAGAATTGGTGGAGAGCCAGCGACTGCTACGGCCCCACCTCCTAGTGACGATCTATCTCCAGCAGAAGAACAGCTACTACAAGAAATTATGGCAATGGAACAGGCACCTCAACAGCAAGGTATGGCTGAAGGTGGTGTGGTCAATGCTGCATATGGTATATCTGTAGGTGAAGGCGATGGCCTTACAGAAGACATTACAGTTTCTACAGGTGGCCCAGCAGGTGGTGGATCAGA